TAAATCCAGTTGTCGCTGCTGAGTCTTGATTGTCTACAATATTACTTACAAGTGTGAGACTTGCTCTCTGTGCATCAAGGAAAGGTGCAATGATATTTCCGCCAACGTCAGTAGATATAGTCGCTGTGAGAACAGTCGATTGCGTGATAGTATGAAGATTTTCATTTGAATCATTCATGATCACATGAGGTGCATCAAGGAATGCATCTTGGTCATTGACCAACGCCAAATTTGATGTTGTTCCATATGCAGTTTCTGACCCAGCAAATGATTTGGATGTAGTCAAATCCCCCACAAGAGAGAAGCTACCAGTGTTTCTTGGATTGTATACACCGATATTCGGTTGGATTACATCATACTGAATCTGTTTCGAGGCATTGATACTTGTTCCACCAAACTCAACAGCAGAGTCAGCATTTCCACCAGCACTAAACTTGTATCCAGTACCATCAATATGAGTCACTGTACGTCTACCATTTAGGTTTGCAGCAGTAATACCGTTTACTGTTCCAGACACCCCAGTGATATAAACTCGGTCATTTACTTGAAAACCGTGGTTTGCGTGTTGAACTCTCACAACAGCAGATCCAGCAGTACCTCTGAATGGATCATCAACAAGATCTTCTTCATCTACGTTAGCATCAAAAAACTTAACTGTGCCAGAAGTTGCAGTAAAGTTTGCAATGTATAGGTTATGTTTCAAGTCCGTATCAAGTTCTGGCACTGGAGTATTACCTGTATTACCCTTGAACAGATTTCCTGGAGCAAGGTTTTTTGTGATTTTATTGGTAGTAGATCCTAGATCAAAATCAAGCACCTTACCAGCCCAAACCTTGTATGTATTTTGCTCATTTGAAAAGAGTGTGAATGCATACATCTTACCTGGATGTAGATAAACTGGTTCATCGAACTCAAACTGAGTTTCTGCAGATGCATCTGCAGAGACGGTAATAGTACTTTGATTCTTAGTAACTTGAGAACCAGGTATAATCTGATAGATGTTAGGAGTACCACCTTCCTCAATATTCCTAAGACCAAGAGTAATAGGATATGTAGTAGATTTTGCTTGAAAATACACACCGACTTTTGTTAAAAAGCAGCCGTGAGCATTTGGCATAATAAATGATTGTGCCATGGGGTTGACAAACTGATCGTCTGCTACGCCAGCTTTACTTCTATATGCCATTTATCAGTCCTTTATTTCTTTAAATTTTATCATCAGTATTCACCGCATGTGCCTTCACTAGAGCCTCCACAACCTTTGTTATGAACAAGCATACCGTTTGCGTAATATGTATGGTTTCCACTGAGACCTAAGTTGTATAGTTCAAGTTCTGGCTCTCTTTCTTGAGGTACCCAAGATTCGATTTTCATTTCACCAGTTTCTGTTACAATGGTTGTTCCTACATTAATGTCAACCAGATGTCCACCATTCTCTTCCATTACTGCTTCATATGTTTCTGGTTCCATTTCTCTAAATGTATTTGCATTGATAGACCCCCAACCTTCGGTAGTCATCAATGGATGTTCTTCAGATACAAATGGTTCAGAACCATTAAATCCGTACAACATTCTTGAACCAATAGGAACGATTTCAATATCTGACACCTCGTTGCCATGAACCTTACCACACTTATCACATTCAGAACTTTTCACAATATCACCACGTCTGACTGCAGAGATGTGTTTTGTAGATCCATCTACCATTGTAATAAGTGTATCGGAAGTGAAACACGACTGATGCACATAAGGTGGTCTGATATTTGCGGCGTATCTTGTAGCCACACTGACTGCAAAATCATATTCTCTTGTTACCAAGAACTCTTCTTGTGATACTCTTAACTCACCTTCTGCTGTAAATACACCTTTTGTATACGATGAGGCATTAGCAGTTTTATGTGTTTGAACATCAGTAATAAGTATTTCACGTCTACCTGTATTGAACTGTATAGTTGATGTGTTTGGTATGAGAATGTAACCAGACAACGCACCATTAGCGTCAGTAGTGTGTGTTGTTGCCCCACCAAGTACGGCAGGATATCCTGTTTCATTTTTCCATCTCTTACCCATTTTTCTGTAAATAGAATCACGAGCAAGACTTGCTTCTGCAACAAATCCACCAGTACCAGATGCCGTGCTTGCATAGCCACTTACTTCTGTTTTATCAATAAAGATGTAATGTTTTGTATTGGGTCTCAAGCCTGTTGCTCTGATAGAAACAAACCTTGAGCGCATCTTTTTGATTTCTGTTTTAGCTACAATTTTCTCGCCTAAACTTTCAGTAACTGTTTCGCTACCAGTAAATTTCCAAGTTCTTGTAGTTGTAGTAGTGCCACCAGAGTGGAACTCTCCATTACCAGTTACCGCTGTAACACCAGTTTTCTGATCGATAATTTCGCCAACTTTATATGCATTGGCATCCTCTGCAGTAATACCTCTCCAACTAGTATCCCAGTTTTTATATTTTCTACCGTTTTTACTAATCTTAGCACCACCGTCTACCAGCTTGTCTGGAAGATCTTTGTCTTCATACCAAACATCTGATGATGGTGACATAGTTAAAGAACCACCCATAACTTGAGTACCCACTGGATTTACAATAATGGATCTTGATGCTCTTGATTGAGAGGCAAATAACTGATGTGTATATTTGATATAGATGTTATCCCCAACACGTTTAACATTCGTTGAAGATGCCGAGTCATACACAAGAGGAACAGAATATGCTCTGAAATCTGGTCTAATCTCTCCTTTGATTTCGTCACGAGATGACCTATAGTTTGAGTCGAGTGTGTCCGTACCAATATCATTGACAAAGTTGTCAACAAAAATACCAGACTTAAATCTGTTCAAGCCAGCACTGTCATAGATGTTAATGTTTTGCCTATTCAATTCTAACATATTGAGTGCAGTTTGTTCTTCTAGTTCGTCAATACGCTTCTCAAGCGCACCAATATCTCTCATGGTATAACGACGGTTATCTTTATATTTGATTTTTTTATCTTCAGCACTTATCATATATGGATGGAGTTCGATAGAAGCGATTTCCATTGTACCATCAGCCAGTGTAGGATACTTTGGTTCGAACGCTGGTTCACCAAACTTAACCCCAACATAGCCGTCTCTATGAACAAATGCTCTACCTTTTTTACCAAGGTAGTAGTTTACGTCAAGATCAATATTATCAGTGTTTTTAGGTAAAGGATGAATAATAGCCCCTGTCGATGTAAAGTCATCAGCACTATTTGCCTTACGAGGTCTAAAGTCTAGAACGTTGAAAAGGGATATGACGTTACCATTTGTTTGTCTGTGGCCTGGAATCTCTTCGTATGCCACTTGTCCATCATAGGAGTTTACAGCGAAGAAGTCTCCAGTAGTACCATGGTCAAAGAAACGATACACGATATTAACATTTCCAGAAGGTGCTGGTTTACCACCTTTTAGTTTAACCGATCCAACGTCATAGAAGTTATCTCTCTGCCCATTGTCAAGAGTAAAGTTTCTTGTAATATTTTTGGAAGTTGTGGCATCAGTAATAGATGTGATGTCAAATATATCACAACGATCTAGTGTAGCAATACCGCCTGACAATGAAACACCATTCTGTGTTCTCGTCGTAATAGTTTTTGATCTTGCTGTAGCAACTCTTTTCTTTTGGTAATATAAGAATGTAGCAGCAGAAGAGTTAGGTAAGCCAGACAATGTAACTTGTGAGACAGATGATGCAGAAACAGTAGCATCAAAAAGTGTTCCACTTGAATCAATTCCTACAAGCCAAGTTGAGGCATCAGCAAGATCAAAGGCCGTGCTAGATCTGTTGATTACCAAAGTACCTGAACCTGTTGTTGTACCAGTTCCTCTATACTGTGCAGTCACAGAAATGTCGCTCAACTCTTCTGGTCTTTCTCTTGGAAGTTCAAACAACAAGTTGTTGTTCTGCTTATCTTTGAGTTCTGCAATACCAGTTGTAGATAGTTTTACATCAAAATATTCTGTAGCCGAATCGCCAAGTGATCTTACAAGAGATATATTTTTACCAGCATTCATTCTGATATCAAACAAGTATACTCTATAGATTGATCCAACCTTTTCAAGGGATCTTACTCTTGCAGTACCAATAGTTGAACCACCGTATGTAACAGCACTTCTCAGTTGGATTTTTTCAAAAGTGGTAATGTCTAGTAAGTTACCCTTACCAGTAGAACACTCGAAGTAGTTGCCATATTGAGCAATCGAAGATGTATTCTGTACAAGTCCAGTTGTTCTTGGTTTTGAATAAAATGGTGTTACTGGACCACGAAGATAGTATCTGTGACCTTCTACATATGCTTTACCTGGGTTAAATGTGATATCCAGATTAGAGGCATCAGAATCATTTGTGGCAAAATCAAGAAGGAAGTTACCAACAGTGTAGTTACCAGATTCTTCATGAGTTCTTCGAGCCATCTCGTCTCCCAAAGTGGAGTACGAGTTAGCTGCACTACTTTGCTCAACAATAACACCCTTGACGATCTGAGCAACTTCAATAAATCTTTGATCCGAATCTACAGTAGTGTCTAGCGTTAACTCTAGTTTAATCTCATGTCTGTCAGCACCTGGTGCTGCTAGGTTAAGGTTTGCACCTGAGTTATCGAATAGATCTTGATCATCACTTGAGGTGATAACTCTTTCTACTACTTTAAATCCTACATTCGCTGTTGGTTTGTCATCATACTTTCCGACGATAATGTCTTCTGCTGCTTTAAAAACAGCATGACCATCAAGGTAAAATCTACCCAACTGTTGACGGAACACACAAGATTGTCCGATAGCAGGGTTTGCTGCAGTGTTTGTTGTTTGGATTTCAAGAACAGTTCCAGTTGTAGCACCAGTAAGAGTTATGCCTGGAGTAAGATCTAACGCTGTTGTGACATCAGTTGGCGTTTGTCCATTCGAATCTAGAATCTGTACAAAAATTGTAGCAGGATCAGATCCTGTTGCAGCAACTGCTTTTATCAATCTTATTTTGATTCCAGTTGTAGTGGCAAATGTCTCACCAGTAATAGTAGTGAGATCTGCTGGCAAAGAGTATGTTGTAGTATTAAGTTTTACGAACTTGACGTTCTGTTCCACATCCATAAGCCCACCAGAAAGTGGAGCACCTGATCTATAAATCGCACCGAGAGCCGCTGCATTATCTTGATTCAGAATAGTCTGTAGCTGGTTGAGTTCTCTACTCTGCAAGCCACGACCAGAGTTAAATAGGATTTGATAATAGTTGTCACTATCCTTATAGTCATCCTTATATTGAGTAAGGAATAGATCTTTGATTACTTCGGTTGCCATGTTTAATCCTTATTATATCTCGATGATGACTTTGATGTCTTCAGTTTGGTCTGCTGCTCTCAATACGGCTGCTCTATTCTCTACGTATAGCAAGTCTCCAGTAAAAGGCATTGCCACTGGTTTCAAGTTAAATCCAGAACCAAGAAGTGTACCAGTATTATTGTCGGAGTCTTTAACTCCCTCACCTGCTTGGAATGGAGTAAATCCTGTTCCTTCTGTCTGATGATACCAAATCTCATCCGAATCCGTTTTATTTATAATGCCTTTAGCACCTGATGTCACACCTGACAATGTAGAGCCAATGGTCATTGCGAGACCAGTTGCCGTTGACATCTTCAGTCTATTCAAGGCATTACCAGAAGTTGCAGTAAATGCGACATCAGCAGAATCAAGTGGGTTTCGAATGATACCAATCGTTCTAAAATCATTTCCGATTACAAACTCATTTGTTTCAGTTCCAGCAGGTTTGATATTAAACATAATAGCACGTGCTCGTAGATCGTTTCTTGGATCTGCACCAAACCCACCTACTGGACCTAAAATGGCTCTTGCAGTGGCTGGTGTGGTAGGAGATCCGCCAGAGATTACGGCTTCGGCATAGTTGTAACCAGATCCAATAACAAGAGTACCTGCTGATTCGTCCATTTCGATTTTAGTAACAACACCACCTGATACCGTAGCAACTGCTCTTGCTCCAGTTCCATTACCTTTGATTGTTACAGAAGGAGCAGATGTATAACCAGCACCACCACCAGTGACAATAACACCACTTAATGAACCGATAATAGCAGCATCTTGAACACCTTTTTGTTCTACTAGCTGTGACAAAGAGGTAACACTACCAGATCCATCTGAATCAAGTTTACCTTGTTTTAAAACAGGGTGGAAGTTAGAAGCAAGGAAAGAAGACTGATTAGGCGTGGTCATTGTGTATAAAAACTTCCAAGCATATCCATCTGCATATGTCTTTACAACATTATCAACACCAGTTGGTTTTACAGTAGATGTAACCGCAGCACCAAGTGCGTTTTTACCTTGTCTCACACAAAGATAGACAGCGTTTGTATCTGTCATTACATAATATGGAGATGTAGGGTGTCCTGCTGCATTATCATTATATGCGCTATAGGTTGTACCAGTGATCCAGTTATTTCTCGGCACAACAAAACTAAAATCAGCAACCCTTTTCATAGACTGTAGACCAAGACGGAAATTTCTAGATTCTCTTTCAGTTTGCTCTGGGGTTGGTGCAAGGTCCGAATCATTCCATGGTTCGGATTTGCCAATACCAATATAATATTTCGCACCAGCGGAGTCTGTAATATCGTCAAGGATATCTTGGATAACTTGTTTCTTCAAGTCGTGTGTAATGATTGCAGCCATGTTTTTCGCCCTAAATTATGCTATGATTACTCGATTGCCTAGACCACCAGCGGAATCGAGACCAATCAGATACCAGCCAGGTGTTGCACTGGCAGCAGTTGTTGCGTTATATACAGCATCGACTGCTGCTTTACTTTGTAGTGTGAATGATGTCCCTTGAGCAAATGTGGCAGGAGTAACTGTTACTGCCCCAGTGTTAATATTTACAAATCTCATGATTTGTCCATTATTACCATTTGCTAAAGTATTGGTGCCAGCCCCAGATTTATTTAAAAGTGCTACAGGTGCAGTAAGTGCTATAGCAGCAGCATCACTTGCAGTGTAGTCATCGTGCTTCATACTGAAAGCTTCTACTCTCAGTGTTCCAGTACCTTTGCCTTTCAATATAAAGTTAATATTAGTACTGGCACCGATTGCTTCCATACTAATGTCATTTCCTGCGGTAGCACTATTGATTTGAGGATAGTTTACTGCAGAAGCAACTGTTGGTAGATTTAGAATGGGGTTCCCAGCAGAGTCTTGTAGTTGAGTACCAATATGAGGATTTCTTAGAACAGGAGAAACATATCTTTTAGATCCACTCAGAGTAGATGTTGAGGTATTTGTGATAAGTGTATCACTATCGGTAAGTGTAGGAATATTCAAGTTGATATTCTTAGTCATACCAGAAGCAGTTGGTGGCACAAGTTCGTAAAAGTTGTTTGCATCAGCCGAGTCATATAGATCTGTATTTACTAGCACAGGAGAAATCAATGTTTTCTTGTGCAATGACTGTGCAGCAGTAGTAATCACCAAAGCCCCAGTAGAGTCTGGCATAGTAATAACATTATCTTTAGTTGGTTGTAATACAGTCAGCCGTGTTTCATGAGCATCTGGATTAGTACCTTCAAAGACAAGATTATTAGGCTCAAGGAAAACACTTGAGTTAGTGGAATCACCACCTAGAATATTATACAACTCGGTAAAGTTAGCATTAATTTTAGTCGTGGCACCACGGAGCGTATCGCCTGTACCGTCGTTTGCAACTGTGCCACTCTGTAATACTTGTCTTGCCATTTTCTATGTCCTGTTGATTGTCTTTATTTATATGAAAAACTAGAGAGTTTTATACAGCAGAGTCTTTAAATTTCTCTTGGTCAAGGGTTTCTATTGTGTTATCCAGACTGATAGATGTTTTCAGTGCTGTGCCATCTGAGTCCATATCCATCGTTGGAGATGTTGCCCTCACCATATCAAACAGTGATGGATACTGTTCTGCGTTGAATGCCA